CATCGGTAAAATGTATTTCTATTTTTATGATCCTAAGACAAAAGACATAATGGAATATTACGATAAATTTCCATTAGTCATTCCGATAGAGGAACATACTGATGGGTTTTTAGGATTGAACTTACATTATATCCATCCAAAACAAAGATTGATATTATTGGACAAATTAGGCGATATTGCCACAAATCGAAACTTTGATGAACAAACAAAGTTTAGAGTTAGTTATAACTTTTTAAAAAATGCTAAGCAAATGTATGAACACAAGCCGTGTTTGAAGAAGTACCTATACACGCACATTAAATCAAAGTTTTTAAATATAGAAGCATCTGAATGGGATATTGCGGCATTATTGCCCGTAGAACATTTTCAGAAAGCCCACAAAACTCAAGTATTCCAAGATTCAGAGGATAAGTTCTAATGACATTTACCGTTAATTCTTTTTATGCACACATGAAAGCGATGGGTGGTATTGCAAAACCCAGTCGTTTTGAAGTATTACTTCCGATTCCACCTTACATTAATAATTTTATATCAAGTACACTTTATTCGCAAATAGCAAATATTCCTAATACATTTTTTACTGAGGTAATTTCAAGTTTGACTGGAGGAGATAAAGATAATGCCAAAGGTGCAACATACTCTCGATACTTAGCATTGCAATGTGATAGTGCGGAATTGCCGGGAAAAACTTTGCAGACAGCAGATGTTAAAATTTATGGTCCTACTTTTAAGTTGCCATACATGACGCAATATCAAGATATAACTTTATCATTTATTTCTACTGGAGATTTCTGGGAAAGAAAACTGTTCGATAAATGGATAAATTCAATAATACCAAATGATACTCATAATCTGAGATATCAAAAAGAAGAAAGTACAAGATATACAACAAAGATTACTGTTATGCAATATGATGAATTGATTACTCAAATTTATGCACTAGAATTGATAGATGCGTTTCCAATCGGAATAGCATCACAACCATTATCATGGTCAGAAGATGGTGCTCATAAAGTAAGTGTTCAATTTGCATACTCAAAGTATATACCAATATATGATTCTAAAACTGATTTGGGTAAAGCAGGAGAAGAAGGTATAACAGCATTACTTGAGGGTATAGTTCAAAGAAATCTTGGCCAAGGTGTTAGTAACATTCTTGGATCAGTTACTTCCAGAATACCTGGTTTGGGTGGTAGTTTTTAATTAAGGAGTTTTTATGTTACCAAAAATTGATGTGCCTGTTTATGAAACAACTTTGATTTCTAATGGACAGAAGATAAAATTTAGACCGTTCTTAGTTAAAGAACAAAAACTATTTTTAATGGCTTCTCAGTCTGATGATACAAAAGATATGGTTGAAGCTATTAAACAAGTTATTAGAAATTGTGTATTAGATGAAATTGACGTTGATACTTTACCAACATTTGATTTAGAAAATATATTCATTCAATTACGTGCAAGATCGGTAAATGACATTGTTAATCTAAGTTATAACTGCAATAATAAAATTACCAACGATAAGGGTGAAGAAAATGCCTGTGGTAATCTAGTAAAATTTGATATTGATCTGCTAGAATTAAAAGCAGAGAAGAATCCAAATCATACAAATAAGATAGAGATTACTGACAAACTAGGAATAGTTTTAAAGTATCCGACTTTCAATATGATGGAAAAGATTGATATGGAAAACAACAATATGGAACATATATTGGATGTTATCATTTCATGTATAGATTACATCTATGATGAAAATAACTTATACTATGCAAAAGATTCTACCAAAGAAGAACTGACTGAATTTGTTGAAAACTTACAACAAAGTGATCTTGAGAAAATACAAGAGTTCTTTACTACATTACCAAAATTAAAAAAAGATTTACATTTTCATTGCAACAAATGTGGATATGAAGAAGATATTACCGTTGAAGGTATTCAAAATTTTTTCGTATAATTTTAAATTATGAAACCCTTGGTAATTACTATCAAACTAATTTTGCTATGATACACCATCACAAATACAGTTTGACGGAACTTGAAAATATGATACCTTGGGAAAGACAGGTTTACTTGGACATGCTTATTAAATTTCTTGAAGAAGAAACCGAAAGAATAAAAGAACAACAAAGACAACAAAGATAAAACATGGCAAATTTACCAACAATGTCAGAATCTAACGTATCCAGAAAAAGTTCGTTAGAAAAAGCTTTGCCCATAATGGCTAAAGATATTTCAGTAATGAAAACTAGTTTGATTAAGTTTATGAAGTCTCAAACTAGTCAACAATCAAAAGCCGAAGCTTACTTTCAACGGGCAAAACAAAAAGAGAATCTTTACGAAGCGAGAAAATCCGCAGCAATAAAATCTTCCACTAGTCCAACTAAATCTGGAGGTTCAAGTACAGGTCTTTTTGATAGTAACGTTGGTTTTTTTGATTTTCTAAAAAAGATATTTAATATTTTAACCAAAGGGTTGTTAGTTGGTGGAGCTGTATTTGGAATTAAAAAACTTTTAGAAGATCCTGAAATTAGAAAAAATTTAGGTAATTTTTTAAAAGATATTTTTGTTGGAATTTTGGGACTAATTAGTGACGGTGCAAATCTGCTTACAGAAGCTATGCAGAGAAATGCACCTGAAATTGAAAAAGCATTAACTAAAACATTTGTAGCAATAATGGGTACTATTGAAGAATCAATTAGATTATTAACCAATTTATTAACTGGACCAAATAGTAAAGAAATATACGATTCTATTGGTAGGGTATTTAAAGTAATTGGTGATGCAATTATAGCAGTATTCACAACTAAAATAGATATTAAGGGAGTTGAAGTTCCTCTAGGATTAATTGCTGCAGCCCTTTTTGCATTACCAGCATTATTGGGTGGATTTAGTGATGCGTTAAGAGTTGCTACAGGATCTCTTTTGGGTGTTGGTGGAGGTGCTGGTGGTAAAAAGGGTATAACCGGTGTTGTTTCTACAATCTTATCAATGGTAAGTAACGGAATTCGGATTGCTTTAGGAGCAGCAATTCTTGGTTATGGTGGTGCTGAAGCTTATAATGCATGGAAGAAAAAAAATCCTGATCTAGATGAAAATGGTCAAGCAATTGATCCAAAATCTCAAATACCAGATAGAACGGTTCCAGGAGCATACGATCAAGAAACTGGTTATCTAGATTCTGGTAAAATTGCAGAAGGTGCTGCAAAAGTGGGAGTAGGTGTTTATGCTGGTAAAAAAATTGTTGATTGGATGAGATCCGGTGGAACTTCAGCTGTTCCTTCTGCTCCAGGTGCTCCAACTCCTTCTGGTTTTCCTAGAGGATCAGCTCCTTCAATAAGTCCTTCAGCTCAATTATCAACATCACAATCAAAAGTATTTGTTCCAGAAGGAAATTCTCCTAGAAGTTCTACTACTATGGGTCAAGGACCCAATGGCAAAGGAAATGTATTTTCAGTGGAAGGAAATACAGCTGGAAGAAGAGCATCTCTACCACCAAAAGAAGAAGGAATAACAAAAAAGATTGTTGAAAGAATTAAAACTCTTTCATCAAAGGGATCAAAATATTGGGGAAGATTTCTTCAATACGTTGGTAAAAGAGTTCTTGCACATTATGGAACAGTTAAAGGCGCAACTGTAATTGCAGCAAAAATGACTGGTGCTGTTCTTTCGGTAGCAGCAGCTCCATTTTCACTTGGAGTTACAACACTTATTGGTTACGGATTACTTGCAGCCGACCTTTATTTTCTTTATACTGTTATAGAAGATTTTTTCAAAGAAGAAAAACTTGAAAACGCACCAACTCAAGCAATTACAGATCCAGTTGGAGATGCAAGCTTCAGGGATCAAATGACTCAAGGAGCAAACAGATCAAGGGAAGAATCGATTGACACCGATGATGCTAGAGGAATGGCTGAGAATTATCTTGGTAGAAAAATGAGTGACCAAGAATGGAACATGTTAGTTCGTGCTACTTACGCTGAAGGAAGTGGAAAGAGTACAGAAGAATATGCATCAATTATGGCAGTAATTTTAAATCGTTCTAGAAAAAGTGGCAAAAGTATTAAAGATATTTTAGAAGCGCAAAATCAATTTCAAGCTGTAACAGGAACAGCAGATAAACCAGGTGGTAGTCCACGTTACCTTTCTGGTCCTGGCCAGAAAGATTTTGATATGATTACACAAGGAACTGGAATATTGGGTGCTATTAGTACAAATTTAGATTCATTTACTTCAGCAGATAGAAAAGCATATGGAAAAGGAACTAATGTTCGTAATCTAGATAAATTACTAGCAAGTGGTGGAAAACAAATTGGTGGATCAGTTTTTGCTGAAGGATTGTATGGTAGTGGTGGAAAAGCATCGATGAATACTTCAGCCAGATTAAGAATGGATTCTACTCAAGTAAATAATGCAGAAAGAAATCGTAAAGATGCTGAAGAAGCACGTAATGATCCAATTGTTAATATAATTGATTCATTCAATCAGAATAAACAAGGTGATGCAAAATCATCTTCAGGTACAGCACCTCCAGTATCATCACCATTTAATGAAGAAATGTTCTTTAGAGAACAGATGAAATCTATGTTGTTCCAATAAAAAATCCCCGCCGAAGCGGGGATTCCCAAGACTTAAAGATAAAGGAGGGTTTTAGTCTTGTGAAGCTAGTGATCTGAAATAATCTAAATCATTATCTTCATCGATTGAAGGCGCTTTCTTCTTCATAACAACTTCAACATCATCATCTAAATCAGGAGATAATGTTGTCATAGCAGGTGTAATATGTTCTGCCTTAGTTCTAGGAGCAGGAACACCGCCGTCAAAACCTAACACTTTGTCAAGTCTCGCCTTCAATGCATCATAAGATTTGAAGTGTTTTGGATCAACCAAATCTTTTAGAGAATATGATTTCTTCCAAATCGATTCAATCTTATCATCATCTCCGTCAAACAGCGCAGATGGAGATTCAAACTCGGATTTATCGTAGTTACGATAACCCTCTACATTACGAATCTTTAGTTTAAAGTTAGCACCTTCCCAGAAGTCAAATGGGTTAACTGCTTTCTCATCTTCAAACTGAGGATTCATTGTTTCATTGATCTTATCAAAGATTTTCTTACCAAACTTGTACAGTTTGATTTGTCCTTCATTTTCTGGATTCTTTGGATCAGAAACAACAAGAATGTTTGCAATATAAACTAAACGGCGTTTTTGTTTACGTGCAATTTCTTTGTTCGCTTCAATACCAGAATTCCAAAGAGTTGAATTGTATTCTGATACTGGATCTTTTTGACCAAGCGTAGTTAGTGAGTTTTCAATGTACCAACCACCAGGACCTTGAAATCCGTGATTGAATAATTTGATCCATGGTAGTCCATCATCACCATCAACTGACGGTGCGTCAAGGAAACGAATGATAGCCATTCCGTTACCTGCTTTATCAACTTCAGGTTGCCAGAATCGTGTATCTTCTTTGGAGTTTTCTTGCTGCGGTTGAACTGTATCTTGGATTGCCTTAGTGAGTTTCTCTAAGGAGCTGCGGTTCTTCTTGAATTTTGAAAAGTCTGACATCGTATTTCCTTTCGTATTTTTGTATGTCGGTGTATAAGCATCTTATTCACTATAATCATTATATACTAGTATATAGTCGATTACAAGTCTGTATCTTCATCATTGCCATGAAAAAAATCATTAGCTTTTTCTGTGGCTTCTTCTAGCGTTGCTGCAATTACTTTTACCAATGCCACATTATTATTGGTAATGTAAATATCAAATGGCGATTTTCCTCTAAATTGAAAATTATCTGGCAAATCTACCCACACTTCAAATTCTTGGAGATTTTTGATTCTCTCCATTACTTGTTTCATTTTCATTGGTAGACTCCTGTATATCCGTGTCTAGTATTTCATTATACATTATTTGTTTCACTTTGTCAATACGATCTTGTTTATTCTTTGCACCAAGAATTACAATTACATGGTGATGAGTTACATAGTCATCTTCTTTTGGTTCTTGTTTTATCCATCGAGTGACCCTCTCAATAAAACCTTCTTCCAAGATAACTTTTTCTTTCTTCTCAACCATTAATGCAACACACCATCCTGCTGGATTGGTAAATCCAGTTTTACTGATTATAATCTGGTCAAATTCAAAGAGTAAAGGTTGATTCGTATTCTTTAATCGTATTGTACGAATCTTTTTCTTGTACATTGCCTCAAACAATGCTTGTTTCTTAATACTAGTTTCACGTATGACCGAATAGTATGATGCAGCCATTACCATGTTTGCGACATTAATTGCTGTGCTGGTATTACTTGAACTTAGACCTGTTGGATCTTTAAAATATGTACTCAACATACCAATCTGCAATGCTTTTTTATTCATCGCTTCAATAAACATTTTTCTTCCGCCAGGATAATCAGATGCAATAGTTTCTGCTGCACCATTATCACTACGAATCAGCATCGCATGAAACAAATCATTTCTGGTATATTTTCTAACAGGTAATGACGTACTCGCTAGTGGTTTGAGTTCCACTAAACGATTCAAGTCATCATCATAATCAAGTGATACCATTGCAGTCATCAACTTGGTTATACTAGCTAACGGACGTACATCAGATATTTTTTTATTGTATTCAACTTTATTTTCACTAACATCAAGATGCATCACAGAAGCTTCTCTTGCAGATACATCAGTTGTTACTAGTGCCAATAAAATTAGTAGTTTTTTCATCCTAGAGTTTCTTTTAATTTTAATTTTAGACGGACTTCATCAAATGTAATAAAGGGTTGATACTTCATTATCTTTCTTTTGATTCCTGGCCATCTAATGGTTTCGGTTACACAATCATCCCAAACACTAATAAAATTCAGAATACTATTCAAAATACACATAGTTTCTATCTGCACTTCTCGCCGCAAATACTTCAATAGTAAAGGAGGATAATCTCCATCTTTACATCTCATCAATGCATTCTTATCATCAACTCCTTCAAAGATATTCTTAATGTCATTCTCGAACACATAGGTGATTGATTGAATAGATTTTTGACGACGGAGATAGTTTTCATTCGCACCATCATTCAACAAATCACCAACCCATAGTTGGTCATTCTCTACAAAATTAGCAACAAGGAAGTTTTTCATATCTTCCTTGTTTGTATGTTTACGTGCTAATTTATAGAAATGATATTTGTCCTTTCTATGTTCAAACGAATCTATACTTACATTACTCTTACCATTATACTTGAAGTAATCATAGTTTCCAGTAAAGTGTAATTTTAGAGCGTTATACAGTTGAAAGGTTTCATAACCTGTAATCATATTGGTAGTTTATTAGTCTTAGGTAACAAGTTCAAATCCATAGCATCACTTTCAATCTTTGATTTTAAATTTAGATTAATAAGTGTTGCCGCTACTTCAATTTCTAAACCAGTCTGTTTACAATGTTCAACTATCGCTTCAATATAATTATAATCTGTTCGGGCAACCAGTTCATCGATTGCCCGAGCAAACTTCATCATCTCATCTTTAGTTGGCATCTTTATCCGGCCATTTGTACTGAGCACTACCAGCAGTTCCTGGCATCGGCATCGACCACGCAGCGATATCAGCAGAGGTCAATGCTTTGATACCTTCAGTTGGCAAACTCCATGATTGAACTTGTCGTGAAGTCAATGGTGCCATTGTTGGTTGTGACCACTCAGTCCATGATTTAGATGTAAGGGTTGATAAATCAGTTACAGTCATTGTAGGTAATGATGCTGAAGTCAAACCACCAAAGGGCCATCCGTTGTTAGGCAAATGCTCCATCGAGAACTTATCTGCTGATTGATATTGCTCCATCGCATGTATCGATTCTTCATCAGAATAATTATCACCATCTTCATAACTACCTTCATCAAAATTCAATTCACCAATTTCACCCTCAACATCATGACCAGATGAGATTAGAAATTTTCTAAATTGTTGAAATACAACATGCAAATCCCATTCAGGTTCTGCCCGAAATGACATACTTACATGAGTACCCACGTTGTCTGTAAAACTAAAATCATAACTACATAGATCATCATTTTGATTATAAGGATAAGATCCGAGCTTGTTCATTATTTCACCACCGTTTCATAAAGTTGGACAAATTGTTCATTGGTTGTTACTTCTTCATCATAGTTCTGTTTGTGATATACACGAACCATTTTGTTGAGTAATCGTTTTGGAATCTCAAGTTGTTCTGAAATTTCAGCAATCTCAGCCTTGATTAATTCTTTCTCTGCTTCCATACGTGTCAATGAATCTGAACATGTCTTTAATAGAGAAAGAAGTTTCTTTTGATCCGCTGGATTACTCAACGAATTTATACTCAATTGTTGTACTGCCATAATATACTCCTCTTAAATTATCGTCTAGGTGCGTCAATTGATTTGTTAGAAATAGCGTAGGCTACACAAATATTATCATCACCGTTTGCGTATGAGCAACGAACCGCTAACGGGTCAATACTCTTTGCAATTGCAGCCTCAATATTTGATGCCATTAATCTTCTATCCATAGATTTATAATACACTATTGAGAAAATAAAAGCAAGTAAAACCAAGGTTAAACTCACGGTCAAAATTGTATTTTGCCTAACGTGATTATTTTGGTTAACTTTAGGTGCGTCTTTTACCATTTTTTTCTCCGTAAAATATGTGTCTACCGATTTGCGTATTCTTTGGTAGTTTCCAGCCAGGGTTGACATAATCTGCATGATAGTACAAAGCTCCTCTTGATGGATCTTTCATTTGGTCATGATTCAAATAAAAATTAACTGATAAGTCTACAATCCTATTGTACAATACATTATTAGTTTTTGTCAATACATTAGAGGTTGACATAGCGTAAGGTTTACTTTCGCACCACCAAGAAAATTGACAGGTACTACCTATCTTCTGTTTTACTACTCCACAAATTGAGTCAGCGAATTTACCACTATTAACTCTATTCATTGTGACAAATGCGACAGCAAGTTGTCCTTGTTCTGGTTCGTGTCCTGCCTCAAAATAAATGTTTTCTGCAAGGCAAGCAATTTCGTGTCTTGCGTCTTGTGTCAGATTATAAAGTTTAATGTTTGCACCGGCCACAGATGCATTTTTCATTGGGTGTTCTTTAAATCCGATCATTGATATCATAGTCAGTACAATTACGACTACGCTCAATATAAAAAAATTAGTTACGAATTGATTTCGCATTATTTCTCCTTGTTAGTTAGAGAGGTGCCGAAGCACCTCCGGTCCCAATCAGGTAGATGATTTTGCTTTAGGTTTATCTACTGAAATGTTAGAAACGAAACCGTTCAAGGATTGTGCCTTGGCGATGATATCGTTTTCTGAGGGATAAGACGGGAACCCTGGATGATCTGGTATGGTTCCGCCATTTAGTTTAGCAGATTCGACTTTTGTTGCCCAGTCGTTG